ACCGGCCACGGTGATACCCGTTGGCTTGATACGGTCGGACACAGCGTCGCGAATCAGCAGACCGAAGTTGGTGCGGGATTCCTTCTGGAAATCCTTCCATGCGGTCTCTGTATCCTTGGAAAGCTCAGGTAGTGGGGCGTTTCCGTCCACGTAGCTTTCCAGGAGCTTGTAGCGTCCGTAGTCGTTGTCAAGGCGCTTTGTGAGTCGGGTGAGCCACTCGGCGGGGGTGTCAGCCAACGCGCTCCCCTCTCATAAAGTCATCGGATTTTGAACGGCACGTACACCGCAGCGTGCGGTCGCGCTCCACTGCGTCGCGCGTCTAGAACTGCGGACCATGCGAGGATCAGCGACACCGAAGCGTCGATCTTGTCCTCAAGCCGACCGTCAGCTTTCGAGGGAACCCACAACGGTTGCCCTTGGTCGTCCCGCATTTTCAGTTCGTGTTTGGCGGTGTTTCCCATGTGCCGTAACAGATCAGGGCGATTCGGATTAGCACCGAAGCGGATCGCGCCGCTGTCAAGCGCTTCTACGAACGCCCTTGTCTGATACGCCATCATCTTGTGTCGGTTCGTGTGCCACTCGATGATTTGGCTGTCCCACCGCCGCGCCCATCCCGCTACGGTTTCGATCCAGTAAGGCGGGTCGGCGTAGCAGCGCCAGACGCTGTACTTTTTCATCGCGTCGGCCACCGCTTCGGTGACCTCGGACTCGGGTACCGACCATTCCTCGGCGTCCACAGGACGTTCCCACAGCGCAAGCAGTTCGGCGACACCAGTTCCGATGTCCACGGCGGTGAGAGCCGTAGCGTCACGCACCCGCGCGCCGTCGAACCCGAGCGCAACGAACGCGCCAGCGGGGATCGTGTCGGTTGTCTTGAGTTCCCTAGCGCGGATCATGTCGAACGCTTGGGAATCTCCCGCGCGCCAACGGTTAAGCCACACGCGCTCCCAGTACGACTTGTCGATACCCTTGCGGTCATAGTCTCGGGCGATTCGCTCGAACTGTCCGAGCCCCCATTCCCCAACGGGTCCGGTTGCGTCGGCCACCGCTGCCTTTCGCAGCTCAACGGTGGATAAGTCCTTGTGTTCCTGCCCAGCCCAACGGGATACAAAGAACAACGTTGGATCGTCGCGGGTGCCCTTTTGGATTTCCTCGGCTTCGCCGCGCAGGTCTTCTTGCACGGAACCTTGTCCCGCGCGCCCCGCCGTGCTGACGTACAGCATCCAGGGGTCTTCGATCTGCCGCTTGTGCAGGTTCTGCACCATGGTTTCGTGGGCTTCACGTTGCCGTGGCAGGTACAAGCGGTGCGGCTCATCGACAGGTGAGAACGTCGTACGGGCACCGTCACGGCTACCGGGGGCGTTCGCTACAGGTACCGCGTCGCCGTCCGGTCGCCCGAACCGATCAAGCCGCGTGATGCGCTCATTCGTGACCAGGAAACGGTCGCTGTCGGGACCGTTTTCCACGACCTCTTTGAGCACCGCGTACATGAGTTCTTCGACCTGCTCAGCGGTGACCGCCAGCATCGGGATGTACGGTGACGCAACAGGACGCCCTACAGGGTTTCCGCGCGCGTCCCAGCCGTCGAACCGGACAGGTGCCTCGTCGTGCAGCTCGGCGTAGGTGATCCACGCGCCAAGCTCGGTCTTGGCTAAGCCCTTGCGCCACTCAAGCCCGCAGCGTTGAAAGTGCCGCGTACCAGCCAGCTCAGTCCCGCGCGGGTGAAGCTCGTATGCGCGGTAGATGAACGCGCGCTTCTCACGGTCCAGCTTGGCCGGTTGCCCCTTGAGCGAACCGGGTCCAAATACGCAGTTCGCTTCGATCCACGCACAGACCTGCGGCCCAAGGGTTGGGTAGGACAGGTCTAGCGGTGGGACGACTAGCGTCGCCACAGCGTCACTCGACCAGGGCTAGACGGGGGTCGTCATCGCCGCCCGTAGCATCGTCAGACTGCTCAGACGGTGTATCGGATGCTGCCTTGCGCTTAGAGCCCTTGGCGACAGCATCTTCGGTTTGCTCGATTTGCCATTCAAGGCGACGCCGCGCAAGCGGGGTGAGTCCGAAATCAGCCTCAGCCTTTTCCACCCGCAGCCGTGCATCGTTGCGGGACTTGCTGTCGGTGGCCGTCCAGAAGTCCTGAATCAGCATCGCGACTTGGTAGAGGCTCTGTAGGTCGGTCTCGTGGTACTCGGTCGCCGTGGGGCTCTTCCAGAGTTCACGCCACCACCGCCGCGTCATCGCGTGCCACTCGACCTCCTTGGGCAGAAGCTCAGGGGTCTTCACGTCGTGGACGACGGAGAGGGTCGCTGCGGACGCGCTGCGGTTGGACCGCGCACGTGCGTTTTTCGGCATTGGAGGCATGATTTTCCCCGTTTCGGGTCAGGAAGCAGCCGTATCGGCTCGGTCGGCCAACAGGGGTGTTTCCGTCCTCCGTTAAGCCGTTTGTGCAGGTCAGGGCATGTTTGCCGCGTCCTGCAAGTTGGGTTAGGAGACCCTAACCAAGTTCAGATTCACGGATTTCCGTGTTTTGCATCGCTCTGACCTGCATAAACAGGACGGCGCTGCGGGGCGCGATGGGCGAATCCTAGGGGTTCCGTACGGACCCGACTTTGAGGCGGTGGCCGATGAAAGCCCTTGTCCCCCTAGGGGGTTGGTGCCACCCCTTGAGGGGTCATGCGAGCCGCGATTCAAGCGCCTCGCGCTTACGCTTCGCCTCGTTGCAATCATGGCAACTGGCAACAAGATTCGCGTCGTCGTCCGTACCGCCATGAGCACGGGCCACGATGTGATCCACCTCGGTCGCGGGCTCACCGCAGTACACGCACGTGTGACAATCGCGGTCAAGGATGTCTCGGCGTTTGCGTTTCCACGCTGCGTCGTTGATGGTCTGATGCTTGCTACGTCCGATGTCCCAGCGGCTTCGGTGCTCGGCGCAATTGCGGGTACCACCAGGTACTAACGTCATGCATCCGAGCCCCGTATCAGGGGCTCGGTAACTGCAATACTTGGGCGCTCTCATCAGGTACTACCTGGCTGGAGATACACG